TCGCCAAGCCCTCGAAACCGGCTCCGGACCTGACCGAACGCGTCTGGCAGTCAGCGTCGAAGGCCAGCCGTGACCGCTCCGGACGGCCAGCGCTCGGCAAGGCCGTCCTCGCTGCGATCCGGCTCGGCGCCACCGACGAGGCGCTGATCGCCAGCGTTCGGGATCACTGCCAGGCCCAGGGCGAGTTCGCCAAAGGCGTCGATCGGATCATCAACGGCGAGCATTGGCGGGACCACGGCCCGAAGCCCGACAAGCCGCCGGGTGCGACCGACCCGCGCTACCGCGCCCACCTCGAGGCCCACCTTGCCGCGACTGGCGAGTGGCTCGGGGATCCTGCCGACAGACCCGCCAACGACGTCCCCTCCGGAAAGGCCGCCTGATGCTCACCTGGTACATCGCCCAAGTCTCCCAGGCCGGCCGCCGCGCCGCTGTCGCGCTCAAGGAGCATCGCTTCTCGGTCTACTTCCCGATGGAACGCGTCTGGCGCTCGATCCCGAAGGGCGGGCGTGAAGCCGTCGACCGTCCGCTGTTCCCCGGCTACCTTTTCGTCGGCGCCGGACCCTGGAATGGCGACAATCCGCTCGACCAGTTCCACAACATCGACGGCCTGACCCGCATCGTCCCGACCAAGCTCAGCGCCGAGCGCCTGGCACAACTGGTCTACGACATGACCCTGCGCCAGTGCGCCGGCGAGTTCGACCAGACGGCCGCGCGCCAGTACCTGCCGCCCAAGCCGCTGATCGGCCCCCTCTCCCACACCGTCGGCCACGGCCTGACCGCGCTGGAGCGGCTGATCAAGACGGATGCTGAGGGCCGCATCGACCTCCTGACCTCGGGGGACATCCTTGAGGCTGACGAAGAGCCTGTTAGGGTTGCCGCATGACCGATACGACAGCGGCCCGCAGCGCCGAGACAACCAAAGACCTCGAGACGCTTGCGGCTTGGGAGAACAAGAAACGCTGGGCCTGGGCCGGCCTGTTTAACGGCGCACGTACTTCGTTCCCGATGTTTGAGGGGCGGGAGGAGCATCTGATGTTCGGGAAAGCGGAGTGCGAGTGGGTGCCCGCGTCGTTCTGGACCGAAGAGCTACCGGCGCTCGGCTGGATCACCATCCTCGACGGTGAGAAGCGCCCCGCCCTTGGCATGGAAGACCTTCCGGAGGGCCGGAAGCCGTGGTGCTGGGATCGCTCCATTGAGGTGACATCTCGGGGCTGGGCCGTAAGGGATGCCGACCTGGAAGACTATCGTCGCAGGATGGACGAGATCGGCGCCGGGGCCGCCGCCTAGCATATTGCGAAGCGGCGCAAATCAGTTCACCAAAGGTGCGCGGACACAGCTCAAGGGCAATGCGCCCCTCGTAAAACAGCCCAGCGGGCAGGCCTCGGTCCGGACCTATCGCCAAGCCAATCGGCTCGCGACGGTCAGTGCGCAGCTATTTCAGAACACATCGGACCAACGGCCTCGGCTGTGTGCTCAGGGTCCCGATGGCCGGTCAGCCTTAACGAGCTTGGCGCCGGCCCCACCCTCCACGCCCTCACCGACGACAACCCGCTAGCTCGGCAAGCCCGAGGCATATCCGTACGAGCGGTGCAGCGGCGTGGACCCCACACATCCGAACGTCGCGGGGGCGACCCTCTCTCAAACTGCAAGGAGGTCGCTATGACCAAATGGACTGAGTTCGCCAAGGAACAGCCGCCCGAAGGCTATGGCGCCATCTACGTGACGGACGGAACGCATCTCAGCTTCGTCCGCCGCGCCCAACTGCCGGTCACCGAGGTCGAGAAGTGGGTGCTCGCCGAGCCCGAAGCGCAGGCGCTGAACCTGACGCCGCAGACAGCCTTCCCGACCCACTGGGCGGTCGAGATCAGCGGTCTCCCCACCGTCAAGGATCGCGAGATCCCGGAAGACAGCGCCGGCGGCCCTCCCCCGCCCAAGCACGACGACGTCGAGATCAACTATCCGGATCAGGAACGTCACGCTCCGGTCGCGGCCAAAGCATCGGCCAAGGCCAAGTAACCACTCGCGGCGCGCTTCTCAGCTGGGCCTGACCGGGCGAGGCAGACACCGAACGACCTTAGGCTGGAAAAGCACCTCGCGCGCCGCACCGGGCAACCGGCACTGGAAGGCGAGGAAGGTCGATCACACCCGGACCCTCATCCACAACGCCAGGAGGCCGCAAGGTCTGGCGAAGGGAAGGCCTCACGGCCGAAATATTAAAATGGAAGAAAAGCGCGGAAGGGGTCGGCCGAAGGGCTCGCTCAACAAAGCGACCGCGACCGTCAAGGAAGCGGCCCAGGCGTTCACGAACGACGCCTTGGAAGTTCTCGCCAAGATCATGAAGAGCGGGGAGAGCGAGGCGGCTCGCGTGGCCGCCGCTAACTCCATCCTCGATCGCGGACACGGAAAGCCGAAACAGTCGCTGGACGTGGAAGCCGACGTGAAGGCCACGATCACCCGGATTGAACGACAGATTGTCCGTCCTTCACATCCCCACGGCTGAGGTCTTCGAGCCGCTCATTCCGCCGGCTCGTGACAAAGCAGCACATGGAGGTCGGGGCGCTGCGAAGTCGCACTTCTTCGCGGGGCTCATGGTCGAAGACAGCCTGGCCGAGCCGGGCGAGAACGGCGGCGAAGGGCTGTTGTCGGTCTGTATCCGTGAGGTGCAGCAAGACTTGGCCCAATCTTCCAAGCGCCTACTCGAAACCAAGCTGGCATATCACGGCCTGGGCGAGGCTGACGGGTTCAAAGTCTTTCGAGACGTCATCCGCACGCCCGGCGACGGTCTGATCATCTTCAAGGGGATGAACGACTACACGGCGGACAGCATCAAGTCGCTGGAAGGGTTTAAGCGGGGCTGGTGGGAAGAGGCGCACGGCGCGACCCAAACCAGCATCGGCCTCTACCGCCCGACTATGCGCGCACCTGGCTCGCAGATGTGGTGGAGCTGGAACCCGCGGCACAAGCGCGATGCCGTCGACGCCATGTTCCGGGGTCCCGAGATCCCGACAGGTGCAGTCGTCGTCAACGCTCGTTGGCAGGACAATCCGTGGTGGACGGCAGAGCTCGAGCAAGAGCGGCTCGATACGCTCCGGATGAAACCCGACCAGTACGACCACATATGGGATGGCGGTTACGTGAAGGTCGTCGAGGGCGCCTACTTCGCCAGAGAACTGGCAGCGGCCAAGGCCGAGAACCGGATCGGATTCCTGGCAGCCGACCCGTTGATGACCATTCGGGCCATCTGGGACATCGGCGGCACCGGAGCCAAGGCTGACGCCTGCAGCATCTGGATCGCCCAGTTCATCGGCGCCGAGATCAGGGTGCTGGATCACTACACCGCGCAGGGCCAGCCTCTAGCCTCCCATGTCAACTGGCTGCGCGAGAACGGCTACGGTAAGGCGCTCTGCATCCTTCCGCATGACGGCGCGACCAACGACAAGGTCTTCGACGTCTCTTACGAGAGCGCCCTTCGGGAAGCCGAGTTCGAGGTCGTCGTCGTGCCCAACCAGGGCAAGGGCGCCGCAACGATGCGGGTAGAGAGCGCCCGACGGTTGTTCCCGTCGATCCGTTTCAACGAGACCAAGACGGAAGCCGGCCGAGAAAGCCTCGGCTGGTACCACGAGAAGATCGACGAAAAGCGGGGCATCGGCCTCGGCCCTGACCACGACTGGTCATCTCATGACGCCGACGCCTTCGGGTTGATGTGCGTCGTCTACGAGACTCCCGAGCCGGATCGCCCCCGCAAGGTGCATCGCTCGTTCACCGGACACGGAGGCTTCATGGGATGACTGATGCCCTCCCCGTCAAAGACAGCACCGATCCGGACACCGACCTGCTGCAGGAGGCCCAAGAGGCGTTCCGCGAGTGCGCCGACGTCGAGGGTGACAACCGCCGCGACTATCGCGACGACATCCGCTTCGGTCGTCTGGGCGAGCAGTGGGACGAAGATCTCAAGCAGCAGCGCATCAAGGAGGGCCGCCCGGTCCTCACGATCAACAAGCTTCCGCCGTTCATCCGCCAGGTCGTCAACGACGGGCGCCAGAACAAGCCTCAGATCAAGGTGCTTCCGCAGGACTCGGGCGCCGACCCGGAGACGGCAGAGGTCATCGCCGGCCTGATCCGCAACATCGAGGTTAGCTCGGACGC